GTCCCTGGTGAACTCCAGACTGGCGGTAAATGCGCCGTCCAGCTCACCCGTCATAGTCACAGCGGTGCACCATGCTGAGATGTTGATCAGATTGGTGGCGCCCCCCCCGCATGGGGTGTACTGCACGACCAACGCACCAGATGCACAGTCGTCCAGCAGTCCAGTCAGGCTGGTGCGTTCCGTGGCATCAGTCAGCACCACCTCGAAAGTGTGTTTTTCGGCCTCGGCCAGGCCCGGAAGGACCACCCTATGGGTATCGCTGCTGTCGGTGATATCGATGTCCGGGCGGCTCGAACCGCTCTCCGAATGGCTGGTCACCTTCATAGTGATCCCGCTGCCCCCGTCTGGGGTGTAGACGGCTGAGATGCCGTTGAAATTGACGGCCATATCAGGCTCCTGTCAGGTTCATAGAAACGGTGGTGATGTAGATGAGATCCGGTGACCCGTCATAGCTGTCTTGGAACTCTCGCTCAATGGACAGGGGTCGAACGGCCTCCACGCATTGGATGGTTTCGCCAGATCCTGAGTCGGTCACGGTTTGCGCTGTGACATGCTCCAGCACCTGCTCAGCGATCTGGTCGGCCTCGATGTGCGAGCGGCTCATGCATTGCACTTGCAGCTCTACGTTCCTCGTCTGAATGGCACCCCCGGCCACTGTCTCGAGCTCTTCACGGGGCACGCTGTAGACGATGCAAGGAAACCCGGTCTCCCGGTTCCTCAGGTATGGGGTCACCCGGGTGGATACCAGGTCCGTGATGTCGCTAGCGTCGGTGATGACGGCCCGCGCCCATTTGGCGTAGCTCATTTGCCCCACCCCCCCACTGTGCGCTCAACGTCGCCCACCCGAACATTGCCCCGCGGGTGCATGGTCGCCAGCTCGATAGCCACCCGCATGGCTTCGATGATCTTCTGTTGTGCTTTGGTTTTCTTCGCATGGAATGCACGCTCACGGAATCGGCGGCCCTCCACCCTGCCGCCCGCGCTGTTGTATCCACGCTCCACCCACCAGGCATGGGCCAGTTCCGGATATCGACTGCGCTTTCCGTATGCGCTCGACGCGCGCGTGCTGCCGTCTTTGGATTGGCGGACCTTGTATCTGTATCCGCCTTTTTTGGCTGCCCGTCGTCGAAATGCTGGCGAATGGTCCGGGGTCTTGTACGGCCCAGCCTTCACCTGTCGCGCGTTTTCAAAGTCGATGACCCTGAATGCGGACGTAGCTGCGGCCCGCATGGCGTTGCGTGGTGCATATCGCTGCATGCCTGTCAGCTTGCGTTCCAGCTTTTTCCATTCCACGGTGTAGGGGCGTTCCGTCATTGGTCTGCCTCCTCGCACTCTAGGTGGAGCTCATGATCTAGGTTGCGGTAGTTCTCAATCCCGACGACCTGCAACACCCGCCCGTCCCATGACAAGCGCGTGTCATAATCAACTGAGCTGTTGTATCTGATTCGAACCTCGAACCGTTCGAAGCCGGACGGCTGCACATCACCCTGCGTGCCCTGGCTCTGTGAAGTGTTCCGGACAGATGCCCAGACCGTGGTGCCCAGTCCTGTGTAGGTGTAGGTGGCCTGCCCGGCGGCATCGGTTGCCACGGTCGGGTTCTGGATCATGACCCGTTCACGCATGCGCCCGGCCTGCATCAGATGCCACCTGTGTGGTAGGTGGCGAGAATTGCACGGATCGAGAATGGCAGAGCGTACAGCTGCACAGGGGTGGCGGCTTCCCGGTTCTCAAAATGCAGGCCCGCCAGCTCAAGAACAGCGGTCACAAGGTCGCCAGGGATGTCTGAGAGGGCTGCATATCCGCAGTCATAGCTGCAGAAATAGTCCGTATTTCGATCGAATGCGCCACGCTCCAGCGTGCGTATGCGGACGGTGCCGCCTGTCCTGTCGCGCTCGAATGCTGAGGTCGCCAGGGCGTCGGACCCTTTGTAGATTGCCAGATCAGTGGCAAACTTGTGCGGCCCGCCGAACAGCCGAACCCCGTCCGGGTCACCTCTGAAATGGTGACGGATCTGCGTGGCACGCATGAATACTGCAGTCTGGTTTTCGACCTGTGCCACAGCTGCGTCAAGCGCCCTCGTGAGCGCGTCATCGTTTGCTGAATCTGAAATCCGCATGTGATCACGTGCCATCGCAACCGTGAACGGATGAGCGCTCTGGCTGTAGATTTCGAACATGCGGACCCCCGGATGATGGGGAGAGCCCCGCCCCGTCGGCAGGACCCCCCCCGGCTGGTGGCTTCATCAGGCCATCGTGATGGTGGCACAGGCCTGCGGACGAACAAACCGGCCCACAGCGTCCATATAGCTGTTGAGGACCAGCTTGCCCTCTGCCTGCTTGGTGAACGGATCACGCTGCTGCACCATGCCCGGCGCACGCTCGATGAACCGATAGGCGTTCTGGGCGATCAGGGTGACGGCCACGTTGCCCGTGGTCATGGCAGGCGCTCCCGCCTCAATGTGCACCGGCAGGCCCAGGAGGGTGAGACCAAAACCGGCGGACAGGGTGGAATCAGCGAACGGCTGCATAAGGGGGCGGCCATTCGTGGCATCAGTCAGTCCAGCGATGTGTGCGAAGGTGTCCTGACCCATCACCCAGCTCATCTGGCCGTAGCTGCCCCAGTACTGAGCAGGCATGGTCTCATACCGCAGCTTGATGAGCTCCGCGGCAGTGATGGCATCGGCTGCTGCTGCGTCCAGATTGTTGATTCCGCTGTGTGCGGTCATGATGCCATCGGTGACCACGGAACCGTCAACGGTCAAGCTGTTGGCGATCAGGTTCGACCAAAGGCGCCCGATCTCCTCAGCGTGCTGCGTGGAGACTTCCGCCACCATGTCCGGGGTGGCTTCCCGGATGAACTGGTTAGTGAGCTCCGTGCTGGCGGTGGCGCTCTTATCCGTGGTGAAGTCGGCTTCGCTCACGGTGGGCTCAGTAGCGGTGAAGGATCCACCCTCGGCGGTCACGCCAGTGACAGCCACCCGCGTGGCAACGGTCGGAACCGATGCGCGGGTGGGCAGCTGTGAAACCCGGACGGCCTGCTTCGCACCCGCCACGGCACCCATGAGTCGCGCCAGATCAGCCTGCAGAACATCAGGCACCACTGCACTGTCATCGGAAGTATTGAGCACGCGGGTGTCGATCTGACCGGTCTGGATCCACCTGGTATAGGCGTCCATCTGCTCATCAAAGCTGGCGCTGGTGGTTTCCACGTGCTGACCCGGCGCCATGCGCGGGGTCACGGTCTCGGCCTGCATTCCCTCAAACCGTCCCCGCACCTCTTCGCTGCGGATCTGAACGTCGAGCTCACGCACCTGAGCCTCGATCGAGTCGAAACGGTCGGCCATCTCGCTGGTGATCTCGCCATCATGTTCGGCGATCTGCTGCATCTCACCCTGCAGCTGGGCGCGGGTTTCCCGCAGACTGTCGCTATTCATTTCAGTACCCCCGTGGCGTTCTGATATGCGCCACTCATGACGATGGATAGTTCCATCAGGTCAGCATTCCGCACGGTGCGAATGCTTGGTTTCGTTCGGTTCTGCCACTCGTCTTCCCTTGCCACGAACCCGATAGACACGGATCCGTCAAGGTCGCCACGCTGCAGAGCTTCAGTGATGTCAGCTCGGCTTTCCGGCAGGGTTGCCGAGAATGCCAGGCCGGCATCGGTTTCAGTGAATGCCAGAGTCGAGCCCCGCACACTTGCCAGCGGCACCCCTTGCATGTCATGCCCATACAACAGGACGGTGCCGTCGGTGTGGTTCAATGCGCCCCGCTCGAATCGTTCCCGGTATGGTCGTGCGCGGTCGTGCAGCACGTGGCTCAACTGACCGTAGGGCACAGCGATCCCGGACAGGGTTCGACCCTCGCCCATCTGCACCACGGACATGCTGGCGCGCGTCTCAATCCTCTGCATCATCGCCCCCGGTTTCCCCGTCGGTCATACCGCCCGCGCTGTAGTTCTTTGAAAAGACCAGAGCATCCGCGGTCGGGTCCTGGTGTTTTGGCAACCCCAGCAGCTCCCGCGCTTCATTCTGTGTCATGACGCCCGCGTCAATGGCCTGGCGTGCTGCAGCCACCACCTGGTCAAGGCTGCCCCGCAACAGGTGCCGCATGTCGAACCGCATCCGCATCCCCGGCGCCAGCAGCTTCCGGGCTATCTCGCCTTCGATCAGCGCGGCATAGTGGGCCAGACCCCCATCGACATATGCACGGATCTGCGTATAGGTGTTCTCGTGAACCTGCGTTTCAGCAGCGAATAGGAGCTGGGGGGGGATCCCGTAGATCATCCCGACCTGCCGCACGCTGAAATTGCGAGCTTCTGTCCATTCAGACTGAGACAGGGTGCCGCCGAGCGTTTCAGCCTTCATCCCGCCCTGCAGCACCATCGGGGTGGCAATGGCTCCCGCCGATGTGTGCCCGTCTGATACGGCCTGTTTCAGATTGTTGACGGCAACCTCGGACAGGCCTTCGGACGTTTCCAGCTTGATTTTTCCGATGCCGCCCGTGGCGAAATGTGCCCGCCCGGTCTGTTCCTGCTCTGCCATGAGATCCAGCGTGGCACGGCTGCGGACGATGGGGCTTTCGCCCCAAAGCGGGTTTGATCCCGGCATCCTGAAATGCAGGACATCTTCAGGAGCTAGGGTGCCCATTTCTGCGTGGGTGTAGTGCGTCTCGGCGTCTGGCCTGTAGTGCAGCTGGAAGCTGTCAGGCATAAGCGGCACGAGCTCGACAGGATCCCCTGCCCTAGTCCTGCGAATCACGCTGGCAGCATTCCCGTGGATCATGAGATCCCGGACCATGCCCCGCATCCATTCGTATCCGCATTGGTACTGGTTGGGATAGACCAGCAGGTCGTATATGCCGTGGCTGCTCGCGTTCTCCCACCCGTCTGCTGTCCTGCCCTGTGCATCCAGCGGCAGGCGAGCGAGGTCGCCAGAGACGAGTCCCACAGCTCTCTGGATCGGCGGCAGGGTGTCAGCTGTTCGGGGGCTGATCCCGGTAGATGCCAGCGTCGGGCTGGGCCACAGGTATACCCCCGTCCCGTAGTGCGGGAAGAACCGTCGCGCAATCTGTTGGATGATCCCCAGACCTAGCCCCAGACCCCCAGCTGCCCGCAATTTATCAGGACCCTCAGCAGGGGTCAACCACTATATCCAGGGGTCGGGCAGCTCTACCTCGAGCTCACCGACCACAATATCTTAGGGTTTTAGATGGCCGAACTGCTCTCATAGGCTGAGATCGGGGTTCTAGCCAGCTCCATGCACCCGGTCAGGCTCATCACCTGGGCGATCAGACCGTCAATCCGGCCCGCTGCCTTGTCCTTTTCGGCGGTCGGGTTGCCAGCCCAATCGAAGGTCACGCGGGTATTCCGGACACATTGGCGGAGCATTGGATCCCCCAGATGCCACAGGTGTGGTTCCTCTGGCTTGTGGGCGTTTCGGATCAGGGTGTAGAGCTTCTGCAGAGGGGGCGACAGGTGCATTCGGGTCTGGCTGTGCCCCTCGATGGGGAGCCCCTCCCGGCGCCACTGCTCCAAGGTGTCAGCTGAACCGCTCACGGGGTCCACGTAGATTTTCCAGAGGTCCACAGCGCTGGCCCATTTGTCCAGATATGCCCTCACGCTGCCCAGGTCGATCGTAGCCCCCGGGCATATGGTTAGGTGGCCCAGACGTGCCCAGTCGCTGTACGGGGCATTCCCGGCCCTCTCACGCACCTCCAGCTCATGCTCACAGGTCCAGGCGTGGCCCCAGCTGTAGACGTCCCCCCGCTCATCTACAACTGCCAGCATCACGGCGGTGAGGTCGTGCGATTTGGAAAGGTCTGCGGCAGCCACCACCCGGCGGCCTTTGGCGATTTCCATCGGGTCGAAATCACGCTGGCAGGCATCCCATAGATCCATGTCGATGAAAGCGGCATCCCGGTCATCGAACCGGCAGCATATTTCCCGCGTGAACTCGGCCCGGTCTTTGGTGCTGAGCCTGGCATCATCCGCTAGGTGGGCGATGTCCTCTGATTTGATCACCCCCGCCAGCAGCATGGGGTTGGCTTTGGGCCAGGTCTCGGGGTCGAATGCGTCGTCGTCCTCATCCAGACCATAGAGCAGGGCCACGTGATGATCCCGCAATTTTCCCTCCCGCAGGGCCTGTTCCATCTCATCCCGGATTTTGTAGTAGCTGTTCGCCCGGTTCTGGCCTGGCGTGGTGAGCATCAGGACCGTGGGCGCCGATGGCTTGGCCTCGGCAATGGTCATCTTTCCGAGGGTGTCATCGGTGTACCTGCCGCACTCGTCAGCGATGTAGAGACGAGCGTTCAAACCGTCCGCGGTTCGTTCCTTTGTGGCCTGACTCTCAAAGAATGAACCATGTTCTGCGTTCCGGATTTTCAGGTGCCGGACCACGATCGGCCCGCCCTTTTCCGCCAGCCCGCTGGCCTTCGCCAGCATCCCGCAGGTATCCACGATGCGGTGGGCCTGGTCCCTCTTTGTAGCGATGGCTTGCACCTCCACGTGGTAGGGGGTCTCGGCCAGCAGGTACAGCGCGAGCATGGCGGCGGTGGTGCTTTTTGCGTTGCCTTTACCGATCTCCAGCACCAAACGGCGGGTGGCGTGCTCTGCATCTGCCTGCCTACGTCGCGCCAGCAGGCACCCCATCAGGTGCATCTGCCAGGGGAACAGGGTGCAGGGCTTTCCCTGATAGTTGTAGAGGGTAAGCCTGTGGCAGAAATCCACCACCCGCTGCAGCTCATCCCGGCACCAGTAGACCCCCGCGGGTTCCTCGATCTCACGCAATGAACGCGTGCAGGCCAGCTGGAGAGCAGACCCGGCAGGAACGGCCCCGGTGCTGACATCCATGCAGTATTCCCTCACCTCGGCGAGAGCGTCCACGGGCTGGGTTTGGGGCTGGTCTGCTTTTGCCTGCATTTTTGAGA